CGCGTTTGGTCTAGTGTAACAACGACTAATGATGGGCGCACTTGGATTGGCTCGATGCCAGTAGCGGATAATAGCAAATATCTATTTGCATATGCCAATATTATCTATACAAATGGTGTCGTCACATCCACAAGATTTAATGCTGTAATACCAAATACTCTAAACTAATTATGAACTCCGATAGTGGATTATCAACTGGAACAGGATATATTGGCACGATTTACAGCGTATTTGCAGTAATGATTTCTATGTTGCCTGAGTTAGATATTTGGTTCCGAATCTTGGCTTCTGCTAGTGCGATTATTGCGGCATGGGTTTCGATCTATGTCATGCTCGCAAAGCTGAACAGAGATAAACGAAAATGAAACTATCGTTAACGATAATCGCGGCGATACTACTTTCCTCCTGCGTAAATATACCGATACCGCCGATTGGAAAAGATCAAGGCAAACTTGGTTCAGTCCAACTCAAATTGGCGGTATCGTATATTCCGCTAGTAAAACCACAGAACAAAACAGAAACAGAGAAAGAAGACCCGAATGTAAAATATGCATTTGAGCAATTCTCTAAAACCATAAAAGACAAATGAAAATCGTAAACATCGTATTGGAACGCCTTTCCGAGAATTCGACATGGCGTGGTATCATCCTCGTAGCAACTGCTCTTGGAGTTAAACTTGACCCAGAGCTTCAGAACCAAATCCTCGCCGCTGGCTTGGGATTGGTCGGCGTCATCAATGTCCTCCGTAAAGGCAAGTGACTAGGGCCGAGATAGAGAGTATGCAAGCCCGTATTGGCGTTACGCCAGACGGGTGGTGGGGGCCAAAGAGTATGGCTGCTCTAAAGAAGCACCTTGCTGCAATGTCTCCAAATCCTCCTATCTCACCAAAGCCTACCACAAAAGCCTGCACGGAGTTCTTCGGCAAGCCGGGGCAAGTCCCTATCGTCCGAATCAATGCTCCATACAAGATGTATCTGTATGACGGGCCAGAAACGATCAGCGGGATTCCTATCCACGCCAAGTGCGCCGAAAGCCTAATTGAAATCTTTGAGGATTTGTTAGACATCTACATGACTCCAGATTCAAGGAGCGCGGCTGGTATCGACAAGTTCTTCGGAAGCTATGTAAACCGACCACAGCGCGGAGGATCAGAGCCAAGTAAACACGCATGGGCAGCGGCAATCGACCTAGATGCCAGCAACAATGGTCTGCACACAGTCTGGCCTACAAGATCGCGGATGCCACTACAGGTAATCGAGGTCTTCGCACAGCATGGATGGATAAATCTTGGAGCAGTTATTGGAAGAGATGCTATGCACTACCAATATACCCAATGAAACAATTTGACTTGAGCAACGATTATCGTTACCGATAAAAGACTATGGGCAATTCCTGCAATGAAACAATTATAGTTGCGTCTTATGCAAGATCAGCAAAGGCGAGTGCCGAAAGCGCAGCGCATTCAGCTTGCTTGGCTCAACAAGCAATTGGCGCATCAGGAGCTACAGGAGCTACGGGGATCGGAGCCACAGGAGCTACGGGATTAACGGGTTCTACAGGGCCATCTGGAGGGCCAACTGGTGCTACGGGTGCTACAGGCGAGGGAGCTACTGGTGCTACAGGATTGTCTGGAATTAATGGGACTACAGGGGCAACTGGTCTTCGCGGGTCTACTGGCTCAACTGGGCCTACTGGAATTACGGGGGATGATGGAGCTACTGGGGCTACTGGATTCCACGGCGCGACTGGTGCAACGGGCATTGGAGCCACAGGCCCAATTGGCCCAGAGGGAGCTACAGGAATGGTTGGCCCTCGCGGAGCAACAGGATTGACTGGCCCAATGGGAGCAAGCGGTTCTGGAGCTACAGGATCAAGTGGAGTGCAGGGCGCAACAGGATCGACTGGCCCTGCTGGTGCTACTGGAGCAGGATCGACAGGAGCGACTGGGTCTTCTGGCCCTCAAGGCGCAACTGGAGCAACCGGCAACGCTGGCGCAACTGGAGCAGGAAGCACGGGAGCTACAGGAATACAAGGCTTAACAGGCGCGACAGGGGTTGCTGGAGGTCAGGGTTCCACGGGAGCAACAGGCGTTCAAGGTATACAAGGAATCAATGGAAGCACAGGAGCTACTGGCTCCACGGGCTCTACAGGATTAACTGGGTCACAAGGAGCGACTGGTGCTACGGGAGCAACTGGAATTGGAACTCAAGGTTCGACTGGAGCTACTGGAAGTACTGGGGCTACAGGGCCACAAGGAGCTACTGGAGTTATCCCTGCATCCAACGCTGGAAATGTTTGGACATTTACAGGAGATGGATCAACAACAACATGGACATTGACTGGAAATACAAGCGGAAGTCTTGTATCTGCATTATATCTTGTTCATATAGATGGCGTTGTGCAGGCTCCAGCAAACTACATAATCAACAATGTCTCTCCAAGGACATTAACAATTTCAACTGTGCCAAGTGGAAGTATACTTGTTGTAGTTTCTCTTTCTACAGCATAAAAACACTTGACTAAACCCAAACTATCGTTAACGATAAATATATTATGAGTTGCGGAAATTCCAGAAGTTCTAAATGCAATCCGTGTGGCCCAAGTGAATCGGCAGTAAATGCTATTGCTGATCGCGCAGCTTACTATGCTCGTATCGCAGTTGAAGCGGCAAACTCTGCTTGCTTTCAATTAGAGAATGGCGGCAACCAAAGATGGGCATATATCGGTGATGGCATTCAAACTATTTTTGATATTCCCGGCGCAGGAACAACAATCTCTGCATCCTATATTGTAAGTATTGATGGAGTTCTTCAAGACCCAGATAACTATACAGTTCAGCAAACCCATCCGTCGAACCCTTATACGCTTACCATGTCAGTTCCAGTTCCCGCTGGATCAGAAATCGTAATAGTAGTAATAAAAGGTATAACTGGAGCAACCGGAATCCATGGCGCAACTGGCCCACAAGGAGCTACTGGCCCAAGTGGAGGGCCAACTGGAGCGACTGGACTTACAGGTTTGCAAGGTTCTACAGGAGCAACTGGAATTGCAGGAATTAATGGAGCAACAGGAGCTACTGGTATCGGAATCCAAGGAGCAACTGGCCCACAAGGAGCTACTGGTATCGGAGCAACTGGTTCTGCTGGGCCTGCTGGTTCTACTGGGCCAATTGGCCCACAAGGGAATGCTGGCCCAATTGGTGGGCAACGCTGGGCATATGCTGGCAATAATGACACTAATTTTGATATTACTGGTAACACAACAACTAATCCTCTTGGATATTTGGTTTGCATTGATGGTGTAGTTCAAGACCCAGTTAATTATTACATCACTGGAAACACGCTTACTACTACATCGTCTGTTCCAATTAGTTCACAAATTGTCATCATTTCTTTGAATGGCATACAAGGCGCGACTGGGCCAAGTGGAGGCGCGACTGGGGCAACTGGAGCCACGGGTGTTGGAACTCAAGGTGCAACTGGAGTCGGAGCGCAAGGAAGCACAGGTGCAACTGGAGTTGGAACGCAAGGCAGCACGGGCGCAACAGGTGTATTGCCACCAACAAATTTTGGTAGTGCATGGGTATATACAGGAGATGGAATTCAAACAGTATTTGCAATTACTGGGGGATTAAGTATTTTGTCAGCAGCATACTTGGTTCATGTAGATGGCATTTACCAAAAATCAACAAATTATACAATTGACAATGTAATCCCAAGAACATTAACTTTCTCGACACCTATACCATCTGGATCAGAAATAACAATCGTATCACTATCAGTAGCCTAAAAATCAAACTAAACAACTAAAATAGAAAACTAAAATTATGCCACTAACTAAAGCAACAACTAATGTAATTAATCTTGACAAAGATACCCTTGTAAATGGAGCTACTGTAGGAAGGGGTGGTGGCAATGTATCTACGAATACTGCGCTTGGCATTACTGCGCTTGGCGCAAACACAACTGGAAGCAGCAACACAGCAGTTGGATCAGCCGCATTAACTTTAAACACAACTGGCGAAAACAACACCGCAGTTGGAGTTGCTGCATTGTATTCCAACACAACTGGAGTCAGCAACACGGCAGTTGGCGGAGATGCACTTCGCTTAAACACAATTGGACTCAACAACACCGCAGTTGGAGTTGCTGCATTGTATTCCAACACAACTGGATTATCTAACACGGCACTTGGTTTTCAGTCTCTTTACAGCAATACAATAGGACAAGTAAATATAGCAGTTGGACAAAATGCACTTTTAAACAACACAACTGGATCAGACAACACGGCAGTTGGTGGAGATGCACTTGATTCTAACACAACTGGCATTAGAAATACCGCAGTTGGACGAGAAGCACTATCAACTTTGGTAAATTACACCAATTGCGGTGGTTTTGGATACAATGCTCAAGTTTCTGGAAACAACCAAATCCGTATTGGTGACACCAATATTACAAGTGTTACCTGCCAAACGAATGCTTGGTCTGACGAGCGAGATAAAGCTGATATTCGCAATACTGTTCTTGGTCTTGATTTCATCAAAGAACTTCGTCCTGTTGATTACAAGTGGGACTACCGCGAAGATTATCGTCCAGAAGCTCCTGCCTCTGTAAGTAAACCAGCAGAACTTAAAGAAGATGCTTCCGCAGAGGAAAAAGCTAAATACGCTCAAGAACTTGCTGAATACAATGCTTACAAAGTTAATCTTGATAAATGGCTTGAAGATTCCAAGTGGTCTAACCTTGTTCACGATGGCACTCACAAGCGCACTCGTTTCCATCATGGTTTGATTGCCCAAGAGGTAAAGGCTGTTATTCAAAAAACTGGAGTTGATTTTGGTGGATTCCAAGATCACACAATCAAAGGTGGCGATGCCGTAATGACGATTGGTTACACCGAATTGATTGGGCCACTTATCAAAGCAGTTCAAGAACTCTCTGCTAAAGTAGCTGAATTGGAAGCTAAATAATATTATGAGCCTTTGCACTCCATGCCCACCATGCGATTCAGAGTATCCATTGCTTTGCGAACCGCTTGAGACAACCGCTAATGGTAAACGATTGGTAGTAGAAGACTCTGCTGCTTGTCAGAAGACGATTCAGACTCCAGTTGCCCAACAAGTCTTGAAGGCTGATGGTGCTGGTAATCTAACTTGGACTAATGGAGCTAACAATACTGTCCTAGCTAAATCATCTACTGGGATTGTGGAGTTTGATAAAGTGCAAACGGCCTACATTGCAGATAGCGCAATAACTACAGCAAAGATAAATGATTTGGCGGTTGTTGATGCAAAGATAGCAAACGCTACAATTTCATACGGAAAACTTAATCTTGCTGATGGATCAATACCCGGAACAAAGATTTCTGATAAGGCAATAACAAACGCAAAACTCCGCGACTCTGCCGCCCTTTCTGTTATCGGAAGAAGCGCAAACTCAACTGGAGAACCAGCCGATATTGTTGCTGGTGCAGACGGGCGATTTCTTCGCAGGATAAGTAGTGTGCTTGGATTCGGAGAGATTACATCAGACGATCTTCCTACTGGAACTGTGCTGAATGCAAAGTTCTACGAGTCATCTACGGAATATGTAATTACTGATGTCATTCCATTTGATAATTCAACCCCTCAAAATGGAGAAGGTCAGCAGATTATTTCTGGAAGTATTACTCCAACTAAAACTACATCTAAAATCCTTGGTATTGTTTCACTCAACGGAGACGCTTCTTCAACAAGTGTTCAAACTGTTATTGCTGCATTTAGGGGAAGCGTAGCAGGGGCAATTGATGCAACATGGGTAAGATACATTTCATATTCATCATTAGTTGCATTTCAATTTATTGATACGCCAAATACTACATCTGCAACAACATATTCTATACGAGGCGGGCCTGATTCGGGAACACTTTATATCAATAGGACAAATAGCGGATCAATATTAAGTGGTGCAAACAAAATTTCGCTAACGCTACTTGAAATTAATCCTAGCTAATGCCAGCAGATGGATCAGTCTTTGATGGATTCACAAGTATCGTAGCGCAAGACGCAGATACCCATCCATCATACTTGCCTCCGACAATGGTGGCAGAGTCTGTTAATCGAACATTTAGAGGTGGGATTAACAGGACAAGACCAAGTATTCGGAATATCCTAATAGTTGCAGGGGAAGGTCAACCATCGACTATCGTTAACGATATTCAGAATGGTAGCTTTCAAGGTTCATATCCATATCGGGCGACGAACCTAGATACGAACGATGGGATACTTCTATCAGTATCTGGGGTGATCTACTTCTTGAAGATAGTAAACAACCTAGCATACGCTTACAAGATCATCGGAGGGAACGACCCCGGCATGATGCACACATGGTTCGTGCAAGCCGAGGATCGAGTGTATATCCAAAACGGGTATCAGAATGCCATTGCGTGGGATGGAGACTTGAGCGTTCCAGCATACAGGCTCAACCCATATCTCAAGAAGATGCCGATTGGGACTATCATGGAATATGCTTTCGGGCGAGTATTCGTAGCTGATAGGCTTAACCAAATCTACGCCTCTGACATCATATACGGAAACGGATTTACAGATACCAAGAATACCGAGAACTTCACAGAGATCGGATACTGGGCAGAAGGCGGGGCATTCTCCACTCCATCAATGATGGGGAATATTACTGGCATGAAAGTAATGCCACAGATTGGAACCAACCTCCGCGCCCAAGGTATGCTAGTAGTCTTGACTGCTAATGGAGCATTCGCAATGGATGTAAGCATCCCAAGAGCGCAATGGGCAACAACCAATATCCAGACGATCAGCTTGCTTGGTCGCGGATGCGTGTCTCCATATACAGCTTTAGCCAACTCTGAGCTTTGGTTTAGATCGCACGATGGTTGGGCATTCTATTCTAATAGCCAATCTGAATTTGCCAGATACTTCTCGCTTCGTAAACTATCTAGGGAAGTGAACAAGTGGGTATCAAATGATACTCCTTGGTTAAAGCAATTCGCTTCTACTGTGTTCTTCGACAACTATCTGATCAGCACAGTAGCACCAGAAACTTATCGAGCGGCAGGAGTAGAAGGACTCAATAGGTATCATCGCGGAATGGTTGTGCTTGACCTTGACCAATCCTCCTCACCATCGCCTGACGCACAGCTTTCTTTTCGCTGGAATGGCATCTGGACGGGCTTTAGGCCAACTCAACTACTCTCTGCATTGATCTCAGGGCAGAAGCGAGGATTTGGATTCTCATTCGATAACGATAATAAGAATCGTTTGTATGAGTTCACCAATGCTACGGGAAGTGATTTCGGCCCGAATGGAACTAAACAGATCGAATCCTTCTTCACATCAGGCAGGTATGACTTCGCACAAAGCGGGGCATCGAACAAGTTCTTGAGGAAACGAATTACTGGTGGCGAAATGTGGCTATCTGAAATTAATGGAGAAGTCACAAGCACGGCAGAGTTCAGACCAGACTCCTACCCATGTTGGAGCGAGCTTAAAGTTCCTACTACCTATGGGTGTAATCCATGCTCACCAGCTTTAAAAACCCCATGCAATCCAAGGCGAGGTGGAGATACCTATAAAAGATACAAATTTAACTCACCTGACCCGTCTGAATGTAACTCTATTTCTGATATACCTGTAATTGAAGGAAGTGAGTTCCAGCTAAAGATTAACTTGACAGGGGCGGCTACTGTAGACAGAGTAAGAATAATGGCAAACATTAAGAATTTGGAAGACTCTCCGATTGGTGACTGCCCAGAAAACGATCAAGAGTGTCCAGACATTAACTGCTGTCCAGAAAGATATTACGACTACTCAATCAATGGATAATCAATCTTCTAGTCCAGCTTTAATTTTTCCGAATGTCCCAATCGACTTTTGTCCTACTGGCAATTGGTCTGAAATCCTTCAAGAGTTCATTGATGTTGTTCTAGTCAATGGAACGATCAATGTTCCCGGCCTTGGTGATGTTACTCCACAGCAGATCGCTCAAATCGAAGAAGATTTGGCTGACCAGCAGAATCAGATTGATGCTCTTGAAGCACAGGATATAGCTCTTGATCTTCGTATTGATGCATTGGAAGCCAATCCAGTAGTCAAAGTAAGATACGGAACTATTACTGGAGTTGTTACTGGCGATTCAGTTAGAACAGTAACATTCGCGGCACTTCCTTCTACATCGTATGGGGTATCTATAACTCCTATCTGCGATTCAACAATTGGAGCGTCTGCTACACCATTGTTCGCTTTGGTTGCTTCTGGACAAACAACTACAGGATTCTCTATCCGTATTGAAAATAACATTTCTCAAATAACAAGTATTGATTGGATGGCAATCCATACTTCGTGAAACTAAACGCCATCAAAAACAAAATAATAATATGACACCACTAAAAGGAACTGATCCTAAACTCGTCAGCGGCGGGGCTTCCACTCGCGGAACCATTCGTGAAGGTATGGGAAATATGCCTAACCTCGGAGCCAAGAAGCCTACTCCATTCTCTAGCAAGCCTCTCCCTACTGTTGGCAAAATGGTCAACCAGTTCGGCGGCCCCCAGTAATTATCGTTAACGATAATGGGTGACACCCTAAAAGAGATGGCAGAACTCGTTAAGGGTTTTGTCGGAGATAGTGGCGTCTGTTCTGATGAGAGAGCTTATAAAGCAATCAATCAGGCTAGACGCTTGCTGTGGAATAAGCGCGGATGGACTACTCAAGAAGAGTATGTCCAGATTTGTTGCGTCAATGATTGCTTTACTCTCCCTAACCGATACGAGCAGATTAAGCTCGCTTGGATAGGAGATAGACCAGCGTCATTAGCTGACGAATGGTTTAATGCTACCGATGCTTCGGCATTGAATGAAAACCAATCCTGCCATCGTTTGATCACGGAGGTAGGAGGGAAGCCTATATTCTTCCGCGATTATACTACTCATCCATATCGTTTAGGAGTCATGCTGGAAAGTGCAGAAGATGTAGGAGTCACTCTTACATTTGAAGTTCAAGACCAGTATGACACATACCATACGATCAAAGTAACTGGGACTAATCCACCAGACTTGGCGCAATCTGATCTATTGATCAAGGGAGCTAGGTCGGTATCCAAGCCAGCGACCAAAGGGCGAGTCCGCATCTACGCTTACGATACTGCAATCGAAGCGAAAACTCTCATCTCTGTCTACCAGCCTAATGATGTTAACCCATCATTCCGCAGGTTCAAAGCTCCGAGAACTTGCGAGTGCATCACATTGTATGCTTCTAAGAGATACTTTGATTTAGTAGATGACCAAGAGCTAGTAGAGTTCACGCCAGATGCGATGATCTATGCTATCCTTGCTCTGAACTCCAGAGACAACAGGAAGGCGCAGGAGTTCTTGGTAAACCTAGACCTCGCTATTAAAGAGCAAGAGAAGGAAATGGAAGGCGAAGAGATACCAACCTGTGGCCCTCTTCGGATAGCTGACTTTGATCGCCCAGATAACTTGGTTGGTCACTTTATGGGATCACCTAGTGCTAGTGATTACTTCTATCAACCTAGTTGGCCTTGAATGACTGCATACGAAATAGCTGAACAATGGCAAAGAAACTACATAAATACACCGCTGGAAGAAAGAATAGAATGGCACAAGAAAAACGGGTTGGTATTTATCACGCCAAAAATATTTCTGATTGCTTTCGAGGTTTACTTTGATAAAGAACAAGAAGATATAGATATGGAAACCACATCTCCAAACGCATGGTTTATTGAGCTTGCTACAAGTTCAGACAAGATGACTCCGATTAAAGAGATCATGCGCGTCCTTCAAACTAAACGCGAATGGGTTCTTTGGTGCAGAAATGGAATTAACAAACTTCATTCCTATAACTGGGATAAACTGGCAAGAAAGGTAGGGATGTAATTATGGGAGGAATGTTTAGTAAACCAAAGAAGGCAAATACAAAAAAGTATGTCGAACGCCCCGGAGCCGCTTTAGAAAAAGACTTGCCATCTTTTACTAGGTCAGCGAAAAAAGCTACTGCTGCTAGGTTGGCTGAGATTGAAAGAGTAATGCCTAGGGCTACCGCTCAAAGGAAACAAGCAAGCAAAATTATATCTTCAATGTTGAGGGGAGAGCTTCCTAAAGATGTTCAAGAACAGACCATGCGAAGCATCGCTGAGTTTGGTGGAGCAGGATTTAACCCAGCTACAGCAGGCCGTGCAGGAGGATTCCAGATGGCGCAGGGTATGGTTCCAAGGCAATTTGGACTACAATCTCTGCAACTCCAACAACAAGGACTTAACACATCAATGAGTTGGCAACAACTTGCTGACTCATTTGCTTACGACCCGCTTGAGGTATCTCAATTTACTGGCCCTTCTGCACAATACGGACAAGCTAAAGCAGGAGCCGCAGCGAAAGATTACGCAAATACGCAAGCTGCAAATGAATTGTATTACAATCGTATGATTGGTCTAGGGAAAGCTGCTGTATCAATAATTGGAGGCTCAAGAATTGGTGAACAAATGCCGAATCCATTTGGCGGAGGAGGCGGAGGCGTCCCTGCTGGCGGAGGAGGCGGAGGCGTAGGAAGCCCTTCTGGTGGCGGAGGTGGAGGAAGTGATACTTTTTCAGCCGCATCAAAAGTATTTGGAGGAGGATAAATTTATGGGATCAACATCAGCAGAAAGTTTAGCAGAACTAGGAGCGCAAATTGGAGGTATTTTTGAAGAAAGACATCAGCGAAACCAATTTCAAGCTGCACTTCCTGTGATGCAAGAAGC